GTCCGAGATTCGCAATCCAGGTAAAAACACCAAGAATACATTCTTCAAGAATGAGTACGCTGATCTAACGTCAGTCCTTGGTTGTATCCGTCCTGTAGCATCCGCTAACGGGCTATCATTCATTCAAGCAGTAGAAGCTAAGGCTGGACATGTATGTGTCTCTAGCCAGATATCCCACGGCTCAGGCCAGTGGATTAAGCAGACTGCATCTCTAAAGATCTCTGAGGCATCTAAGAATCCTGTGCAGGACTTGGGTTCAATGGCAACTTATCTCAAACGCTATCAAGCGCAAAGCATGTGGGCAGTCTGTGCCGATGAAGACACTGATGCTCAAGATCTGACCCTTGGTATAGAAGACATCAGTGACGAGAAGGTAGCACACCTTGACGCGATGTTAGATGCTACTCAGTCAAGCAAGTCTGCATTCCTCAAAGTCTACGGTGTAGAGAATCTCAAGAGTCTAACTGACTCACAGTATGAGAAAGCCAAGAAGCAACTCCAGCAGAAGAAAGCTAAACAGGCTAAGGAACGAAAGTCATGAAAGACTTTATGACTAAAACCTTTCGGCAAACATATGGTCATTCGGAAAATATGACTATAAACCAATTAGCCTATGGTATTTGGGAGTCATTTGCTGACGTTGAAAAAACTCAGATATTTGACTGTGAGTTTTGGGAGTGCATGCAAGATTCTTTGACTGAAAATGAGCGGGATTTATTGGCAAGCATTTTTATAGACATGAAGCATGAGATATTTCAGTTCATAGAAAAAGACTTGGTTCCAAGCATGCTGAAAAGAACTTTGCCTGAGTGGGAGCAAGAATGAAGATACACAACGTAGAGCAAGGCTCTGAGGCGTGGTTTCAGCTACGGCTTGGGGTTCCATCTGCTAGTAAGTTTAAAGACCTTCTGACGCCTACAGGTAAGCCTAGTGCTAGGTCTGAGCCTTACATGCATGAGCTGCTTGCAGAAAAAATGTCAGGTAAACGGTTTGAGACGTTTGAGACCTTTCATATGAGGCGAGGCATAGAGTTAGAGCCCGAAGCCGCCGATGTATTTAGTTTTCAGACCGATTTAATCTGCCGAGAGGTTGGGTTTGTAACCAACGATGAGGAGACTGTTGGTTGCTCACCTGATCGGTTGATTCAAGACTTGTCTGGACTAGAGATTAAATGCCCAGCGCATAACACTCATGTGAAGTATCTAATTGATTATCACAAGAATGGTGAAATGCCTGCTGAGTATTACGCTCAAGTACAGGGGACGATGTGGTTGATGGATCTGCCAGATTACTGGTTCATGTCATACCACCCTGATCTACCCAATCTCATCATGAAAGTACAACGTGATGAAAAATATATCGCTTCACTTTCAGCGGCGATAAATAAATTGCTGGAAGATATTGAAACTAACTTAACTCTGATAGGGAGAATATGATGGACTATGATAATCGTGGACGGGTGTCTATGTGGAAGAACGACAGGCCAAATGGCCCCACCATCTCAGGTAAGCTCGTTGCCCACCGTGACATTAAAGAGGGTGAGACCTTAGATATCGCTTTGTGGAAGCAAGAAGCTTCAGGCAACCAGCCGATCATGAAGGGTAAGGTCTCTGATGTTTACAATGCCAGCGCACCATCAACTGGAGTAGAAGACGATGACCTCCCGTTTTAATTTCGGTAAGTCACTAAGGTTGGCGCAAGTCAAGAAGGGAGTAAGCTCTACGGAGCTTGCTGCCCAACTTGGCATTACTAAACAGCAAGTCTCTCAGTGGAGGTATAGAGAAGACGCGAAGTTATCTCTGATAGACAAGATCTGCAAACAGCTTAAGATGCACCCGTTTGACTTTTTGGAGTTGACTGATGATCAAAAAACTTTGGGATGAGATTAAGGCTATTGTTGAAGACTTGATAGACGAGTTGAAACGGTGAACCCATATTTCATCAACGAGCCAGCAGTCATAAGTTTTAGTGGAGGCAGGACTTCTGCTTATATGCTGTATAAAGTATTGGAGGCTCACAACGGCAATCTTCCTGATTACGTTGTTGTAGCCTTTTCCAATACTGGCAAAGAAATGCCTCAGACCTTAGATTTTGTAGATAAATGCTCTAAGGAGTGGAGAGTTGATATTGTTTGGCTAGAGTTTATCAAAGAAAAGAAGGCTGGAGTTGTTGTTGATTATAATACAGCGTCAAGAAATGGTGAGCCTTTTTACAATCTAATATCTCAAAAAAAGTTTATACCTAACGACAGGATAAGAGCTTGTACGGAGCAACTCAAAGTAGTTCCTATTAACAAGTATATGGAATCGTTAGGGCATGAGGAATTTCTTACTGTTGTAGGTATTCGCGCTGATGAGCAAAGAAGGGTAGCCAAACAAAGAGCAAAAGAGAATTACGCTCTTCCTTTAGCTGATGCAGGAGTAACACTAAAAGACATTGATTCTTTTTGGTCTAATCATGATTTCCAACTCGCACTTCCTATGTCACAGAATGGAGAAAGTCCTTTATCAAACTGTGATTTATGTTTCTTTAAGAGTGTGTCTAGAAAGCTGTCAATTATAAGAGAGCAGCCGAATCTAGCAGATTGGTGGATTGAGCAAGAGGAGCGCATTGGTAATGTTTTTAGGAGGCAGCATCCTTCTTACAAAGAGCTAAAGTTAATAGCTTCTGATCAAGGCAACTTGTTTGAGTTTGATAATGACGAATCCATGTCATGTTTTTGTGGAGACTAATATGAACGGTCAATTCTGGCTAATACAAAATCGTCGGGACATTGACAACGTCCTGACGTTTTTCCGTAAGTCGTTGGAGGACTGGAACTACGAGCGGCCTGTGGCGTGGAAACTTGAAGCCTATTCCACGGTTAGATCACTGAGTCAGAATGCTCTATTCCACATGTGGATGGGTGAGATGTCTAAGCACTTCTCAGAGAAGGTGCCCGTCAGCCCTAGCGACATGAAGAAGCTTATGAAGAATGAGTTCCTCGGGACTGAAGATGTCGTTGTAGGTAATACGACAATACCCAATCAACTAAGATCTACTAAAGACTTAGGCAAAGGCGAGATGCATCAATTCATGGAGCAAGTTTTCCATTGGGGCATTGATCATGGTGTACAATTGACCAACCCCAAGAATAGCGAGTTCCAACGTGCCAGAAACGCTTCGGGCTAAATGTTTAAAGGCTTTCCAGTTGTTACGAAGGCTGGAAGAGGCAGACGATGATGGGATGTGCGAGTGCGTCACCTGTGGCGAGGTTCGTCACTATACTACGGTTCATGGTGGTCACTTCCTGCCGAAGGGCAAATCCAGTTTTTATGCGTTTGATTCCAACAATGTCTGGCCTCAATGCCCAGGCTGTAATCTGTACGGGATGAAACATGGATCCGCAGCACAGGTATATACGATGTTCATGATAAGAAATTTCGGAAAAAATCATGTTGATCATATGCTTGCAAATCAAATGACAACATTTAAGCTTTACGCTAAGGATTACCGAGAAATGCTGTCAGATTTCAATGCCAGAATTAGGAAAGAAAAGAAAAGGATTGGTGTGCTTTGAGTGTGGCTGTCAGGCTGATCACGCTCATCACGTTGTCCCCAGAACTTTGGGGGGGACTCAAACAGTAAACCTGTGTGCGCCTTGCCATGCGAAGGTTCATTCTCCGCATCTTCTTAGAACGTCAGAGTTAACCAAAGCGGCATTGCAAAAAAGACGCGAACAAGGCCTGAGCACTGGCGGTATACTGCCGTTTGGATACACTCGGAAAGATGGGAGGATCAGCAAGAATCTTGGGGAGCAGAAGATAATCAAACAAATGCTGAAGATGCGTGATGAAGGGATGATGCCTATGCAGATTGCTAATCATTTTGCATCTCTCGGAGTAAAGAATCGGTCTGGAAATCCAATGAATAGTAAAGGCGTTCAGAAAATATTTAAAAGGTATAATAAGAATGAAAAAAGATCCGACTCCTGAAGAGTGGAATCAAACAAAATGGCTCAACGTAGACGAACCTCCGCACTACAACGTGGGAGAGATTGAGTGTATAGATTACATCAAGCAGCAGCTAGGCGATCAGTTCGGGGCTTACTTGCTGGGTAACTGTATCAAGTACCTACACAGGCATAAGTACAAGGGAGCGCCTTCGGAAGACCTTAGGAAAGCTCAATGGTATTTGAACAGGTTGATAGAGGAAAGTAAGTAGAGTAGTATTTGTGTGTCGGCGGGATTAGCAGTCCCTGAAGGCCGATTTGAGTTAGGTGTGATTAGAACCGAGCGCAAACCGACACGGTTCAAATTGTCTCATAACGTCTTATGACCTTCAACTGCTTTTCTGCCGATGGAAAGTGGGGCTTAATCGTGCCTCCAATCCAGATAGCGATAATTCGTAAACATGTTGTAGGTCTGACGGCTTGACCCGATTTACGTCCCAGAAGCAGAGACCCAAGTGGGTTGATTAGGGTAGCGCCTAGTCAGGAACGCGAAAGCACATGAGTACCGCATCGCAAGATGTTATCTCGCAAAACCTAACGGATTTAACGTATCCCACGGTTGAGATATGCAAAAGGGAAAAAGCCGAGGTGTGCCCAAGGAGAAGTGAATGCACAAAGAGAACACCGAAGACTTCAAGGCTAGATGGAAAGGCAGTCACGCAGTTGTAGAGATGGTTGCGATGATGTTACTGCGAAGAGGTTTTTGGGTGCAGATACTCCCGCAAGAGTTAACACCGAGTTTTGAAGAGAGGCACAAATACTCAGACAGCGGTGACCTAAAAATTTTCGGGTTTGGTGAGGAGTTGATTTGCGAGGTCAAGGGGTCAGGTTACGAGTTCAAAGACGGCAAGCATCCTTACGAGACAGCATTTATTTGTAACCAGTGGAGCTTTGACAAGGCTGATCCCAAGCCCAGCTACTATTTTATAGTAGATAAAGCGCGAGAAAACGTCGCTATCTTCAATGTACGAAAGCATGCATCTGAGATGCAGCTAGTCCAGGTGACTGACAAGAAACGCCCTAAGCATGAAACCTACTACGCCTATGCGGTCAATTCCAAACTCTTTAACTATCGTAAATTAAGTTAACTAATCAGTTGACCTGGGGGATCAAGTGTGCGATATTTAAATCCGGCCAGAACTTTCTAATGTGTTAAAGCCCGGCCAAACGGGGAAGTATAACTGACATCGGGTGGGTGCGAGGCCCACAACCATTAACAAGGAGAAGAGCATGGGAGAAGTAGTTAGGTTACGCAATCCAGGTATGGATAAGATGAACGAAACATTTCGGTCTCACTGGGATGCGTGTTCAGAATTGTTAGACCACAAAGACTTGGACCATTGGATGGTGGTTGCAAATAACTTTCACATGGCGACTGAGATGATGTGCCGAGTCGGAGAGTTAGAAGGTTTGCAGCCTGACGAGTTCAGAGAGTTCATCCACAATACGATTGATATGCATTTCGACAATGCTTAGACCGCATCAAAAGAGAGCGATAGAGATGCTTCGGCAATCTATCCGAAAGGGAAATAACAGGGCAGTCCTAGCGGCTCCCTGTTCATTCGGTAAGACAAGGGTAGCGACTGAGATCCTTAAGTCAGTTGTAGCCAACGGGAAGAGAGGAATATTTATTTGTGATCGGATCAAGTTAGTTGATCAGGCGTTACAAGAGTTTGACCGCGCAGGCATCAAGTGCGGTGTTATGCAGGGTGAGCATTGGAGAACAGATCCGAATGCGCCAGTCCAGATAGCGTCTATTCAGACACTAGCAAGGAAGCGATATCAGCCACTATTTAATGTTGCGATTGTTGATGAGTGCCATACCCATTACAAGGCCTTAACCGAGTTGATGGAGAAGAACAGCAAGGTGATCTTCATTGGGTTGTCGGCAACGCCATATTCAAAAGGACTGGGTAAACATTACAGTGATTTAATCGTGCCAATTACCACTAAGCAACTGTTAGATCAGGATTATTTATGTCCAGTGCGTTACTTCGGCGGTAGAACTGTTGACCTTAAAGGTGTCAAGACTAAACGTCTCTCTACGGGTGGCGTAGACTATGATCCTAAGAGTTTGTCAGATGCGATAGACAAGGATGAAAAGTTAGCTGGAGACATCATTGAAAATTTCAAGAGGTTCGGGAAAGGACAAACTATTGCGTTTTCGCCGTCAATCAAACATTCAAAGAAACTGGTGGAAATGTTCACGGCAGAGGGAATCTCGGCAGAGCACATTGACGGATACATGGAAGAAGAAGAGCGACAAATGCTCTTCGCATCGCACGACGCAGGAGACTTCCAAATCCTGAGCTGTAGTCGGTTGCTGAATACCGGCTTTGATGCACCTCAAGTCCAAACGCTGATAGACTGTTTCAGTACAAAGAGTCTGATATCGTTTATTCAACGCGCAGGCAGAATCGCTCGCCTGCATCCCAACAAGGTGGAGTCAATCTATCTTGACCATGCTGGCAACGTCACTCGCCACGGATTCCCTGAAGACATCGTCCCTGATCTGCTAGACACTGGCGAGACGAAGTACAACGAGCGGGAGCTGACCAAAGAAAAAAAAGATTCAGAGTTGGCTGTTTGCCCACAATGTTACCAGCATTATATTGTAAAATGTGCGTGTGGTTATGAGCGCCCAGTGCGCGAGAT